CGTCTGCTCTTTCGCGGTTCGCTTGGCCGCGCGTCGTTCCTTCCACCGCTTGTATGGCTTTATCGCCGTCCAGACCTTGAAGCCGCCGATGATTGCGTTTAGTAGGCTCATGGCTTCACCACCTTGATGCGCTCGCAATTGCGCACGTCTACATGAAGCCAGGTAGGCGTGTGTGCCACGTCCTCCAAGCACGTGATCGTCGGGAAGTCATCTGGAGCCGCTAGAATGCGCTCAAACGCTTCCTGCGGCGTCACGTCGCGGAATTTGCAGTCCGCCGCCCTGCCGAACTTGTGCTGCGAGAAACGCGCTCCCACGGCCGTCTGAGTGCTTCTTAGGCCCGATTCCCGATACGCCCCGCCCAAATGCCAGTTGTTCACCGTGACCGGCCCGAAAAACGCTCTGAGACGGTCCAGGGACGCCAATAGCCTCGGATCTAGCAACTCCCAAGCCGCCTCGCCGCGCGCTTCGTACACGTCCGGCGGCACGAGCTCCTGGACGATGAAATGCCGGGGGCGGTAGTTCATGGCACCGCGAAATGCACGACCAGGACCGCGAGAATCAAATACAGCACCCACGCCGGCCAACTCCACTTGAGCGGCGTCTTATCCGATACCCGGAAGAACCGCCGAATGAAGGTGCTGAGCGTCCCGCCGCCCTTGGCGATGGCGTACAGCTCGATACCGAGGAAGGACAGAATCCAAGCCGCCCAAGCTCGGCCCATCTTCTTCATGTGCTCTTGCTTCTCGTCCATCGTCAGTCCTCCGAGATCGGCAGGAATCGCGGCGGCGTCAGCGGGCGACGCGGGCGCGTGCCTGGGATGTAGCGCGCGGTCTGATGAGAGCCCGCGACGAGCCGGCTGATCAGATCATTGGCTTGCTGAAAGCACACCGCCGCGTCCGGCTGGCCGTAATGCGACTTCGCCGTCCCGAGCGCCCACAGAAAAAGCACATCCGGATTGATCGTCGTCTTGTGCTCGTCCTCGCTGAACGGGCGCAGGCCGAAGTGACCCTTGATGCGCAGCTTTCGCATATCGGCAGAAGGCGCAGGGAAGATCTCGATGCACTCGCGGATCTCATACCTCGCCGGCCACCCCTTCCACTGCTCCGTCATCGTGTAGAACTCGGGCGGGATGCCGTGATGGAGCGGATACCACACCCCGTTCACGTCCTCGACGCCGACCCATGTGATCTTGTAGGGGTCCAACGACCTGCCTTCGCAGCAGTCGTTGTTCTCCCCAAGACCGTAGTACCTCACCCCCTCTTTGAGCGGCCACGTAAAGAACCGCTCCGTCTTGAACGTCGTGAAACGGTGATAGAGCTGCACCTGCGCGTCGCGGAGAAACGAGTTCAACAGCGCAGTCATACCGGGCGGCGGGTTGTTGATCTGCGCCGCGTAACCGAGCCTCGCCATCAACTCCTGACGAAGACTCGCAAGCGTCCGCGCTCCCGGATCGTCCTCGCACTCACAGTTATAGGAAGCGTCGCAAGGCTCGGCGACGACTATCTGCAGCAATCGCTGTTGGCCGACGTCGTCTTCGGTCCATACCAACGTGTCGAGGTTGAACCAATGCCGATGCCATCCCTCCCCGCCTTCCACGGCGTCTTTGAGCGGCAGGTCAACAGGGCCCGAGGCCGTGTAAACTCGCATGAACGCACCGCGGGCAACGAGATCCGCCCACCACGCATCTCCATCGAAATCAAGACTAAAACTGAAGCTGGGATCATCGGGGCCGCCAGCGTCAAACGAGAGAATGAGGTAAAACCCCACATCCATGCCGTCGATGTTCCACGTCTGCGGGTCTACCGCACCGTCGCCGTGAACATAGAAGCCGATCTGCGTCGTCCCGTTGAACGACATATCCGCGACCGTGACAGTCGTTTCGTACAAAACTTCTTCTGCCATCGCTCAAAAACGAAGGGCCGGACAGCGCCGGCCCCTCGCTATCCGTTCACAGGCACACGAACCCCTTAAGCCGCCTCTCGCCGAGAAGCGATCTCACGACGCAGACGCTCCGCACCCCAGCGCCGATCCACGCTAATGCCGAGCGCCTCTGCCTCCTCGCGTAGCGCCTCGATGGATTCGTCTTCGACGACTGCGCTCGAAATGGCCTTCGCCAGCGCATTCCGCCCTTGAGCAAATCGGCCATAGACCGCACCGACGACGCTCTCGCCGGTAAAGTCCCCCGCCTCGTCCCGGTACTCCCGGTACTTGCGCTCGAGACGATCGTACTCGGCCTCAGGATCAGGCGCCGGCCGATTGACCAACACCTCTCCTTGAACATCGACGCCCGCGTAGAGCGATTCGAGCAAGGGGACCTCCCACGCAGGGACCGTCACCGGCTGCTTGTGCAACTCGTGACGATGCACGAGGACGTTGACGTATCGCAGCACGACCCGCTCCTCAGTTGCCGAGCAGGATCAAAGACCCTGCGCTTTCGAGCTGCACGAACGGCTTATCGAGCGTGACCTCAGCCGCCTGACCCGCAGCAACCGTCGCGATTGTCGTCCACGGCCCGGCCAGGCTGTCGCCACTCTGAAGGCTCGCCGAATCGCCCGTCGCGTTGACCGCTACGACCGTGTAGCTCGGCATGAACGGTGCAACTCTCGGGAGCGCCTGCGGCGTGTCAGTGACTACCAGTGATCTCATGTCCTTCTCCCCTCTTAGGCGCCGATGTCGAGCGCGAAGACAGCGTGCGCATTGCGCTTGTTCGTCGTCAGCGCGCACTTCGCCGTCAGCGCCCAGTAGTGCACGTACCGGTCATAGACCCGAGGCGGCTTCCTGCGCACCATCCAGTGCCCCTCGATCGGGCGAAGCTTCAGATGGCGCATGTTGAGGAAGTAGCACCGCCCGGACCACGGAATAACCGGGTTGTCCTCATCATCCAGCTCATCGAAGACAGGGTCCCATATGACCTCGACCCCCTTGAAAAAGAGGCCCGTCTTCACCCCCTCTCCGATAGAAGGATCGAGCACCGTGGCGTTACGGTTGCCGCGACCACCCGTGCCAAGCTGCACCTGACGGTTGATCGCGCTCGTCGCCGCCGCGCGGTACGCATCGATGAAATCCGATCCCGCAAGAATGAAGTTCGGCGTCGAGCCCCCTCTACGAATGCACTCGCGCCAGCCCTTCTCGAGCTCGTCGATGAGCTCGTCGCCGTCCGTGCCGTTGATGCCCGTCTTCGCGTAGTTGTTCCACAACGGCTGAACGTTGTCCGGGATGCCTCCGACGACCGCTCCCTGCCCCGGCGTAAGCGATACCAGATGGTCAAGACCGCCAATCGCGAGCGGGTCTTGCGTCCCGTCTCGATGCAGCATCTTGTCCATGTTCTCTTGCCAGCCGAGCCGCAACGCTTCGGTGTTCTCCTCGAGCAGATTCACGAGCTGAATCCGTTCGGCTTGACTCGAAGTGGCATTGCGGTCGTCCGTGACGATGATGCCGTTCTGCGCAAGCTCGTCCTCGTTCAGGCCGAAACCGTCGTGGAACGAGCCCCAACGGTACTTGGCCTGACCGAGCGTGCGCTTGCGGTTGTACGTGACCTGAGAATCGCCGAAGTACGCCTGGAAATTCGAATCGTTCGAAAAGCGCAGGTTCTCGACGACGAACTGTAGGCCGCCGCCCCAGTTCTGCTTGCCTTCGGTGAGCTTGCGGATCAGCGGGCGATCGACATTGATCTGGTCGATCGGCTTGTTCCGCAAATAGTTGTCGATGACGTGGTTGCCGGCGTAGCCGATCTGTTCCTCGGTAAACGGCACGGGTCTCCTCCTCGATACAAACGAAGTGGTGAACTCCGCTTGCCCCGAGGGTGACGAGTCCTCATGCGTCCGCTGGCATTGCGCCAACTGCCGGTAGCGACTCCGGCTCGCGCTAGGGAAGCTTTTACAGGCGCGTTGTAAAGCTATGACTTAAGGTGTGTCCAGCGTTTCCCGCGCACGATACGCGATATGGTACTCTGCGAAACATTGAGCCGACGCGCGATCGACGTTTGCGGTTCGCCACGCGCCCACGCAAGCCGCAGGTCCAGAACCTGCTCCGCTGTCAGCTTTGCTCGCGGATGACGCTCGCCGCGCCGATCCTGGACTGTTGAGCTAGTCGCCATAGACAATGAGCCATGCCTCCCCTGCCAGCAAAACGTCACGACCGTCAGCATCACGCACGCCTTCGCGCCAGTTCCTCCAGCGCGAAATTCACCGCCTCGAGCCCCGTCTTCGGCTCGCGCTTCACCGGCGCCGCCGGTTGCTGAGGACGCAGCGGCTGCGCTGTCGGCTTCGCCTGATCCGGAAGCTTCAATTTCGCGTACTCCGCCGCGAACCTGGGCGCCCATTGTCTTGGCGGAATACGAGCGAACTCCTGCCTGAGACGCGGAATGAGGATCGCACACTTCCTCTCGTAATCAGGGTCAGCCTGCAACTCCCGGCCCAACGCGTCCAATGCCTCGTTCGCGGCCCGAAGCTCCTCCTGCTGCTGTCTGGTCAACTGCTCATTGTGCTGAGCGCTCTCTCGCATCCTCTTGTCCCGCTCGCGGGTCAGCGCGAGCTCGCGCGCGTACTTCTGGTCGATCTCTCCTAGCTCGACCGCGCGCTTCAGATCCTCGTATCGGTCAAGCAGATCCGGGGCTCCCAAGTCCTCCCCAAGCAACACAGCCACGGACTCCACATCCTCTCGCAGCATCGCGAGCCCGCGCTTCTTGTCTTCGATGCTCGGCGAATTCAACAGCTTCAGCGTGCTGAGCATCCGCCCGACCTGCTCAGGTGTCGCCCCCGTCTCGCGAATCGTGTTGATCAACTCATCCCGCTGGGCAGTCACCCGAGCCAATTGCTCGTCTCGCTCCTTGACCGCTTTGACCAAGGACTCCATCCGTTCCCTGGTCCGGCCCTTCAGGTCATCGGGAATGGGATCGTTGATGTGGTCGGGCTCTTTCTTCCCCTCCCCTTCTTCCTTGCTTGGGGCGCCTTCGCTTCCTCGCTCCCCCTCGCCATCCGAAGCTTCCTTAGCCTCAGACGCAGCCTCGCCTTCCGGCTCGCCTCCATCCGCTGCCGGCGCTTCGACTTCTCCGGATGCCGCACTAGCATCGCCGCTATCTCCGGCCGTGTCGGTCTTGCCATCGAGCGCTTCGTTCAGCGCGTCGAGTCCCGAGCGGCGCTCGGTGTCAGGCGCGGCAGGCGCGTCGGCCGTCGTGGTCGTGTCCTGGTCGGAGTTGGTCTCGATGGTCATAAGTCCCTCGCGTCTATTCCAAGTGAGCTTGCAGCAGAGTGCGTCACAGTGCCCTTCCTGCGGTCCTGTAGTTCGGCGGCGTATCGTCTTCCTCGGGCGGCAGCTCAGCGGGCAGCACCCCTCCGCCTCCTAGCCCGGGATCAGTCGCGGGTGCCGGCAGCGCCGGGGCCATCGGCCCCATCACCGGCGCAGGCTCAGGGATGAACCGCTCCACATTCCCCCGACCGCCCATCACCCTAAACGTCTCCTGCAACAGCGCGATCAGCGCCTTCGCAAGCGGCTCGTTGCCGGACATACGGGCCTGCTGAATCTGGATGATGTCCTGCCGGATCATCGGCAACATCGTCGCCCACGCCTGCCTCTCCGACGACCGATTCGGCCGGCCCGTGGACCCCGCCTCGATGTCCACCTCAACGAGCGAGGTCAGATCCTCCAACGGCAACGTCCCCGGCTCAGGCCAGAACGCATCCAGCCCCGCGATCCTTCTGACTTCGTCCCCCGTGAGCGCCTGTAAAGCCAGCTCCGCCGTGTACTGCGCGAGCTCAGTCAGCATCTCGTCAATCGAGTCCTGATCCGCCTGCACCCGCTGCGAGAACCCCGACTGCTCGATCTCGGCCTCCGTCGCCGTCTTGCTCGGCCGGCGCGCGGCGCTCGATTGGAGCGCCTCCTGAACCCCCGAGATCTTCTCCATGTCCCGAATGATCGCAGTGGTGTCGTACAACCCCATATCGCCCACGGCAATGGGCTTCGGCGCAAACAGTGTGTTGAGATCCGCCGCCGGGTTCGTCGGGTCGATCCCGACATACTCCTGCTCCGTCGCCCTCTCGATGTCGCGCGCGTTCTCCGCGCTCACCTGCCCCTTGTGGAACAAGACCCCCGGCGTCGCACGCTTGCGCGTCAACCGAAACTTCGAGCGCGTGTCTTCGTACTCGTCTTGCAGCTTCGCCAGCCGCTGCGACATGCTCTGAGGATGCCGCTGACCGTCCACGTCGTAGAACGCAAGGTAAAAGTAGGGGTAGAACCGACTCGTCGCAAAACGCGGCTGATACGGCTCACGCGCCCACCGCTTAACCCCCTCGACCATCGTCTTGATGTTGTTCGCCTTGCGGTCCCAGATCTCCACTACCGCCGCAAACGGCTCGCTCTCTTCGTCGCCTGACCCCGACCCCTTCGACGACACGAACAAATCCGCCCGCGCCGCCTCGAACTCCCCAAGCCCCGGCACCATGTCCTCCACCGCCTCGTCCGGCCGTAGGGACTCCCGAGGACTGCGCATGTAGTAGGTCGTCGCCCCCTTGACCTCCTCGTCCGTCAGCCGAGGAAACATCGCCCGGAGATCCGACTTGCGCACGTAGATAACATTCCCTATCCACGACGCATCCAGGTAGTCGTCGAGATACGCCACGTCCGTCGAAACCTGCACCGTCTCGGCCGGGCAGAAATCGACCACGAACGTCTTGCCAACAATCACCTCCAACCGAGGTTCGAGCCCCTCGATCTGCTCCTGTAACTCCTTCTCCGCCAGCTCAACGTCCTCCGGCACCGCCTCCTCAAGCTCCTTACGCTTCGCCGCAATACGCGCCAAGTTGTCCCGGAGATCGTTGAGCTGCTGCTGAATCTGCGGGTCCTTCGCCGTATCGACGATCATCAGCGCCTTGATCCACCCCACCCCCGTCGAGAGCACCGATCGGACCTGACGACGCACCGCCTTCTTCAACTTCCCCCGCTTCCAGAGCTTCGAGATCACAATCTGGAGCGTCGCCGCCAAATCCTGCCGCTCGGCGCGCGCCTGCCTGCGAGCGAGCTCCTGCTGAGCCCTCGCCGCACGCGCTTGCTCAAACTCCGCCTGCGCCCGAACGAACTGCTCGACCGCTAACGGATCAGCCGGGTCCGGAGGAGACGGCGGCACCAGCGGCTCCTCCGGCATCGCGCTCGTGACCTCCTCCGCAGGACGGCACGAGACATCAGGATTCCGCGCGTACAGGTAATCGACGAGGATGTCGATGTAGTTGCCGACGAGATTCGTCGTGACCGCCTTGTCCGGATTCGCCGTCCCCGCCGCATACCGCCGATCAAGCGCATACTGAGCCCTCGCAGGACGGTCGAGATCCCTCGCCCGCTCCCACGCCTTGACCCACTCGCGAACCTCGCGCTCCTCGACCGCCTGCGCTTGCTCGTCTTCCGTTACGAATGCGGCCTCGTCGAATTCCGTCGCCATCAGTACCTCACCCGCCTTCTACGGCCCTCGCCCGCCGAGAGCCACGACTCGCCACCGAAGGGCTTGATCACGCGATCCGCCCGCGCAACCGGCGCACGCGCGGCGAACATCTTGTCGACCCCCCGACCAATGAGGCCCGCCACGTCATACATGTCGTCGTGCCGCGCCCCAGGGAACCCTACGAGCTGATCCACCAGCCGCTCTGCCCACAGCGCGCCTCGCGGTAGATGCACCGTCCCCGCAGCCGCCCTGGCACGGAACGACTGGCACTTCGCGCGCTTATCCGCCATCGAAGGCAGGCTCGTGAGCGTCACGTAGACCCCGCGCTGACGCATCCGGTCCTGGATCGCGGGGCGTACCGCCTTGTCGATGACGCCGCCCTCGTCCCACCACTCGACGGGCCGATACCGCTCGACCAGGTCGAGGAACGCATCAATCGACTCGTCCGTGTGCGTCTGCCCGCTCCACCAATCGACGAACCACAGATCACCGCGCTCGTCCATCCCGACGACGCCGTGTTCCGTGTAGTCCCCCTGTACCTTGGCCGACACCGCGTAGTCGCTCGCCCCGTACATCGTCAGCCGCGCGGGACGCTCATCAGGCGAGTACCAGCGGAACATCGACCGCTCGAAGTCACCACCCGACTCGTAGGTCGGGCGCTGCTGATAGAGCGCGCCCCACGTCCTCTGCGCGAGCGGGTCGTGCTCGACCGCCTGCCAGAGCTCGACCGGCACATACTCCGGCCAGAGGTACTCCCCGATCTCCCGGCCGAGCGGATCGTCCGGCCGGTCGCACTTCGCCGGGATACGGAGCACCTCCCAGTCCTGCCCGTCACGGCACCGGATGACGCCGCTCTCGCCCGCCCACTGCTCCGGCAGGATGCGCCCCGCGAGGTCGTCCTCGTGCCATCGGGTCTGGATCAGCACAACCCACGCGCCGGAGAGCTTGCGGCGCGTCATGATCGTGTCGCGGTACTCATCGTGCGTGGTCTGCCGGATCGTCTCGGAGTCCGCCTCCTCGCGATTGGCGACCGGGTCGTCGATCACGATGCCGTCCGCCCGCAGGCCCGTGATGCCGCTCCGGATACCGCACGCCGCATACTCCGACCCCGTCGAGAGCGCCCATCTATCCGCAGCAGCCGTCTCACGGCTCAGCACCGGCCGCTCCGGCCAGATAGACCGGTACTCCGGCGACTGTACGAGCTGCCGCGCCCGCCTCGACTGCCGCAGGGCGATCGATTGCGCGTAGCTCGCGAGGATCACCTGATGCCCCGGCCATCGCCCCATTGCCCACGTCGGCGCGACTACGCTCGCGTAGGAGCTCTTCGCGGCCCCGGGCGGCGCAAAGATCATGAGGCGGCCGCGCCGTTCGATCGCGCGCTGGATCGCCTCCAGGATCACGACGTGGTGACGCGCAAGCTGAGTCTGGACCGGACCGTAGATCGTCTCGTCGGTGTCCGACTCTGGAGGCCCGGCCGGCACTCCGGGAATCTCGACCGCTCGCGCGTACTCGACCAGGGATGCCCGCGCCCTGCGCCGCCGCAGCAGCTCCGCCGCCGCCGCCGAGACGTCAATGGCCGGCATCCCTAGCGGCCGCGATGCGGCGATGCTCGGACGCTGGCAGGCGGCTTGCGACGCCGCACCGGGTCACGCTCCGGCCGTCCGGTCGCGGCGACCACGCGCTTTGAGCGCCCGGGCTGATGAAGCCGGTCTCGTCGACGATCGGCCGGCCATTGACGACCACGGGCGCGGCCGCCGCGCGTACGAGCGCATCGAGCGGCACCTCCGCGCGCTCGACGAGGTCGATCGTGCGCGGCGACGCCGGCAGCGATACCGGCGTGCAGCCGGCCCACGGCGGAAAGCTCACGCGGCCGACCGGGCCGGCCGGCAACATCACCTCGGCGAGCGCCGTCTCGTACGCCGCATCGGGCTGCTCGAAGACGCGCGTCGCGCCGGCGGCCGCGCAAGCGCCCGCCGCAATCGCCGCAATGAGAGCTCTTGCGCCCGCCGACGGCCTACGGACCGCCGCGCCGAGCACCGCACCCCCAGGATTCACGTCGCGGTCGATCGCACCACGGCCGGGCGTGCCGGGCCGGTCAATGACAGGCATCCCTCGCGTCATCCCGGTCCCTCGATGCGATCAGCGCGGCAAGCTCCTCGTCGCTCAGGTCCTGCGCCACCGTCGCCACCGAGCCAGTGTGATGCACT